TCACTTATTAGAAAAATTCGTAGGTTCTTTAAAAAAGTTAGATGCAATACAACAAACTATTCCAGTAATAAGAATACTATATTTTACCATGTTATTTGTATGCTCAAATAAATTAATTCCATTAATTACATTAAGCATTACAAGTCCCCAAAACACTTGAATCGATCCAAAACCCAATAATATTTTTCCTGTTCGAGATTTTTTTTTCATAGCCTCTCTCCTTTCCTATATATGTAAATTTTATCATAAAAACCAAAAAAATTATCCATTCCTCTTTAATACGAAAAAAATCCACTTATTTATTTAAAACTTTCTGCAATGTTATGAGTTAATTCACAACTTTTTTATTGTCTGCCTCCTAATTAAGCGCATAAGCGTAAATTGTTAAATCTTGTTTATATCCTTCAAAATCATCAATACGAGTTATGCCATATTCTTTACCTCTAAACATAATGCTCATACTTGGATGTAAATCACTTCTCCATCCAATTCTAAAAATAGCCTCTACCTTGTAATTTGTTACGGCTGCACCTAAAAATTCATTAGCTGATGCTTGTCGATAATAAGCCCAAATATTTTCGCCACCTTTTAACGGCTCTTTCACTTCTATCTGTTGTCCTAATTCATCTCTCTCAGTTGTAAATGTCACGATTGTTATTTTCTTATCTTTTTTTTGAGTTGTGGCCATGTATTTCTCTCCTTTCCCTATAAAGCTCTTAAAAATTCCTCGTAATGCTCAAACAATCCGACATAAGCATCTAACATACTTGCGGTACCATCTATTCTCATCTTAGCAGCTTGATTTTTCACCGGTACAATATTGCCGTTCCGATCAGTTTCAACACCTGTATTAGTTAAACACCATTTTAGAATAGGACTATTATTATAATTAATCTTTTTAGCTTTTAGGTCTTGTCCCATTTGCTGCATAGGAAGACTTAAAGTTTTAGCTCCTTGAATACATCTAACCATTTTAAAACCATGTTGTTCCATTTCTTCTACCCAATATTTAGCTGAATAACTGTCATAATAAACCCACAAAGGTGTTATGCCGTATTCATTCAGCATTTCTACAAACCATGCTGTTATATCTCCATAATTTATGCTATTTCCGTTGCAAAGTCGCAATAGTCCTTGTTCCAGCCATTTATCATATGGAATCTTATCCATTTGAACCCTTTTTTCAAAGCTATCACGTGGTAGCCAATACATTTGATGAATAAACCTTTTTTTGGTATCTTTATCCACAAATAAAAGAGTTGCACAAGATAAATCAGTGGTAACACTTAAATCCGCTCCACCAATAGCATAGCAATTTCTAAACTGTTCTATATCGAATGTTTCCTCATTGTTTATATCATCAAATGTAAGCCATGCACTCTTTATTGTATCTCTAACATTAAAATCTTTTGTGAGTAAGCCGCTTAAATCGCTAGGGTTATTCTTTGCCTTTTTCACTTTTCTTTCTAAATCATCTAGTTTCTTAATTGATCCTAAAGATGGGTTTGCCTTTTGCCATGCTGCAGGGTTTGTCCATTCTTCCTTTGAATCCAATTCGTAAAGAATAGGCAAAAAGCTTTCATCTTCAAATTTCCCATCTACTACATTGCAAGCATAAGAATACATATCATCAAATATATTCTCCCTTACTGTTCCAGCCGTTGTAATCATAATTAGCATCGGCTGTTGTCGTGCTGATTGACTTTGCTTCATAACTTCATATAAATTTCTATCTAAAATTGAATGTAGTTCGTCAATAATAACCATGCTACTATTAAGCCCATCTAATGTATTACTGTTTTTGGCTAATGGCATAAGCTTGGACATAGTAAGAGGAAAATATAGATCACTCTTACGTTTCTTAATATGCTTAGATAAATCTGGACTTTGTTTAATCATATTGTGAGTTTCATCAAACAATATACGAGCTTGATCACGCTTTGAAGCAATACTATAAACTTCCGCTCCACCTTCCCCATCTGCAATGAGCATATAAGCTGCTAACCCTGCTAACATGGTGGTTTTACCGTTTTTTCTAGCTACATAAAATAAGCTTTCACGATAACGCCTTAATCCTGTATCCTGTTCTATAAAACCAAATAAAGCCGCTATATAAGCCTTTTGAAATAGTTCTAACTCGATAGGTTTTCCTGCCCATTCTCCTTTACTGTGTTTGCAAAAACGTTCTATAAATTCAATCGGTTTATTTGCTTTTCTTTCATCAAAAATATATTTATCTGGGGTGTTTATCTCATCCACTAATCTTTTATATTGCCTATAAACACGCTTAGAAACAATTACTTTTCCTGTCTCAATAGCGTTCCAATACTCTAATACATAATTCAAATTATCACCCCTTTATAAAATCAATTAGTTCGTCATTTTTCTGTACTGTATCTGTTGGTGGTAATAGGTCTACTAATTGTTTATATAAGAGGCTGTAACGTTGTACAGTTGTGTTATAGGCTTTTAATGCTGGGTGTTCTCTTAAAAATTCTTGTTTACCTTGTTTGAACATTGCTGTTGGTCCTTCTTCTTCTACTTGAGCTTTTAGAGTATCTAAAGTATTTTGTATAAAAACAAGCTCATTATATAAACTTTGGGCTATCGGTAAACGATCTTTAGGAATCTGTTTTAATATCATCTTAAGTTTTTTCATATCATTAGAAATTACTGTAATCCTCTTGGAAGTACTCATATAATCACCTTCATTATTAAAATTTTTTTGTTGGTTTTATCCCTCCCTTAATACGAAAAATCATGGAGGGGAAAAGAAAGCCTCCCCCTCGGTCCTCAAGCCATGCTTTTTTCTCAATTTGATGGGGGGCTGTTTTATTTTCGAATCAAATTTCCTTTACTATCGAATGTTAATCCGTTGGCACATATATCACCGCTATGATGTTCTTGGTTATGGCATGTTTGGCATAGCGCCTCTAAATTATCCCAACTTAGCGTTATGTTCGGATTATTAATGTTTTGTGGCGTAATATATTGTTTGTGATGGCATATAACGGCTATATCACCGCATCTTTCACATAAATAGTGCTTACTTTGCATGAATCCATCCTTACATTTGCGCCATGGTGCACTGTTATAAAAAGATTTTGCATAATCCTTAGCCATTGTTCATAGTCCTACCTAATACAGTTAATGCCGTTAATAGATTATCAATTGTTCGCTTCAACCTCTCACTATCCTGATCTTGTGGGTCATACCACAACTGTAAGAGAAACTTAGTTACTGTTTGTGCTAATGGATGTACAGGTGTATCCTCCCATGTTCTACCTGTTGTTACCTCAAGATAAGATGGAATAGATTCTAATAATGGAATGATGATCGTGTCGTTGTCTGCTCCATCTACCCTTAGTGCATCCCTTGCTTCTTCCATAGTAATTAACAATATTACTCACTCCTTTAATAAAAGGGATACCAGCGTTATAACTGATACCCCTTCATGGTTTTTTTATGCTGTTGCTTCAGATAATTTAATAAACGCTTCGCCTACTAATGGCTTTGTATCTGCAATCGCCATAGCTCGGTAATCAATCAGCCCACTCTTAAAGCTGCTTTCTCTTGATACTTCAATCATGATTCCCTGTGGCATGTTATATCCCATATAATTCAAGTTACCTAGAATAATAGTGCCATCTGCTAGGTTGTCATCAATCACTACCTCTTTACCTAACACATATCCAATACTTTCATTCTTAGGGTCTGCAATAAAGATCGGTCTGCCATTTCCATCTACCAAGCTATAAACATGGTTATAAAGTGTAGCGTTGCTCATAGCAAATTTTGCGCCTGCTGCATATCCACGTTTTAACATTGCTAGCATTTTTGTAAAGTCTGTGTATTTTGGTGCGCCTGCTTTGGCAAACGTAAAGCTGTTAGTTGCGTTCCATGTAATACCCTTAAGTAGTCCAGTTCCTTGCCCTGCTCCTGTACCGTTTACTAAAGCGTCTGCAATAGCTTCCATTACACAATTTGTAAGTTCTTCAATCATGTAAGCCTCGAATGCTTGTACTGTCATTTTCTTAGCTGCTGCACTGATTGAGAAAACTTTAATAATCTCAAATCCTTTAAAACTTACTGCTGCTGTTGTTAAATTTTCACTTTCTACTGGTACACCTTCTGTATGCCATTGCGCCTTATTACTTGGTGTTCCAATTGGTACACTAATATTTGTTGGAATATTAAAGTTACGACAATGCCCAATTAATCCGCCCATTGTTCTAGCTTTCTTAATCACTTCATTTAATGTAGTGGTAGGTAATACTGCCGCACTATTCGTTGTTGTATTAAAAGCATCTGCTCGTTTTTCTACTTCTTGAATCTCCATTGCCTTATTAAATGTTCTTGTTTCTACATCTGTAAGTTTTTGACCTAATAATGTTTTATAAAATGCACTGCGATACCCTGTACTTTCAAAGATATTCTCTGTTGGTACTTGTTGTTCTTGGTTAAAGTTCATTCCAGTAATAGGGTTAAATTGATTACGTTGCGTCATTTCTCCATCTCCTTTATTTCCTGTTTGTTTTTCTTGAATGTTTTTCTTTGCTTGATTTAATCCTTCAATCTCAATGTTAAGAGACATAATATCTGCCTCTGGGTCTGTATCAATTGTTCCTTTAATTTGTGCTGCTCTTGCTTCCATTTCTGCTAAAGAATGATTACGATAAAAGTTAAATGCCTCTGCTACTGTATTGAATTTCATGTGTTATACACTCCTTTTAGTTTTATTGAACTTTAATTGTTAATGATGGTTTGTCAAAATTTCCATTTGTATCGCATGGGAATTCATCATAATCAAATGATGGAATCGCTAGATCGTGTTCTTTTGCTAATTCAGCAACTTTATTTAGAAACTCAATGAATTTATTTTCCATATCTCAAATCTCCCTTGATAATAATTGATTAATTTTTATTTTTAATGCTTGTCTTTCTGCTGATTTCAACATATTCCATGAACTTTCAATCGCTGCCCTTGCCTCCACACTCGTTTGAGGGTATGCAGGAAATGGACAAATACTAAACTCATAGACTTTTTCAATTTTTGTTATTGTCCTAGTGTTTGTCTTTGCATCAAATTGGCTGCCGCCTTCTGGTACTTTGAAAGCAAATGACATTCCCGATAGGTCTTGACGCCTTACTGCCGTATAAACGCTTTTTCCTTCCTCGGTTTCTGGTAATTCTGCCCTCATTGTTAATCCTGTCGAATCTAACGCAAAGGACATTGTTTTAGGTGTTCTTGCTAAAGGAATTTTACTCATATCGTGGTTATACAATAAGCGAATATCCGATAAATCAGCTTTATCTAATGCGCCCCTTTTGATAACCTCGATGTATTCCCCAAATGGTGCTTTTATTGTAGTAGGCTGATCGTACACAATCGGTCTACCATTTAGAATAAGGCTGCTGTCACCTACCGGCTCGGCTGCTCTTAGTTCTGAACATCGAATTTCTTTCATTTTTTCACTACCTTTCTATTCAAATAGCGTTTTTATTGAAAACTCATTTTGATTCTCTTTGTTTATGGTATAATCTGTATAATTCATTTTTCCAAGAAAGGATAAAGCAATGAGAGAATACTTTGGTTTCATTTCAATGTTTTTAACTTCAATCGTGTTTTTTGCTTCATTATCTGGGCATACAAACAATTACTTAATTTATTTAATACCTATCTCAATTGTTTTAGCTATTCTTGCCCCGAAAGGAGATACAGCGAAAAAAATTGCTTTTGCTATGTTAATTATTTTAGGTATTTTAATTGCTTGCGCATTAATTATTGGTGCTATTATTGGCGCTGGAATGGCTGAAACACATTTGAATAATCACAATTCTCCCAAATAACGCTTTTGTTTAGTTTTAATCCATCTCTTCTTTTACAGATTCATTAAGTTGGTATTGATCCGCTTTATCAGCATTTACTACATTCAATGTCTGTAGTCGCTTGTCTCCATCCTCTACTGGTGGTAGATTCAAAATTTCTAACGCCTGATTTATTGTGAATAAGCCTAACGGCATTAATTCCTTAATGATGTTCGTTTTTGTTTCATTACTAGCAAATTGCAACCTATTCGCTTCAAAAATGATAGAGTTTCCAAAAGACTGCTCACGTTCTGTGAAAAGCTTGTCCGTTAATTCTAAAGAGAATTGAATCGCTAACGGCTCTAAAACACTTTCATAAAACGCCGCCCACTCTTCTTCTGAATAAGTGCTATTCACAATTGATTCACTAATGCCCAAATACTCGTAAATTTTCTTTTTCACCGCTTCAAGCTGCTTATCATCAATAGTCGTAGGCTTTGTTTCTAGTGGGATATACTCATATTTATTGTCTATTGCTGCGATTCCACCATTATTGCCAATGGATAAATAATCATTGGTGAAAGCTTCCTTTTCTTCTTTTAGCTTCTCTGGTGATAAAACCTGATTGTATTTCAATATCCCTCTAATAGTTGCATTAGATTTTATTGCGTTTCCTAATCCTTCATTTTGCGTATGCGCTAAATCTAACGTTGGTAAAATTGCTGTATTGGTATCACCTAATAGATCATTAGAATTAAAGAAACGTCTTACTATAAATACCTCTGCAAAATGCAATGTGACTTGTTGACCATTAGCAAATAAGAAACGGCAATACATTTCACCTGTTGGATCAGTTAGGTATTCCACACTTTGTGGCGATAATGGATAAATAGCAACTAAATTACTTTTGTCGTCCTTCTCTAAAAAAGCAAAGGCATTATTGTAAAGATAGTAATGAGTAACCAACTTATAAATAAGGTCATAAGCCGTCATATAAGGGTTTGGTCTTACTTGTAAAATCCGATTTAAATTATAGTCACCCTTTTTACGACGATCTGATGAAGTCATTACATGAGTTCCTTTAAGTTTTGCTGCATTCCTCGCTATGCTATCAACCGCCGCCCTAAAGATATCACTTTCATAAGCATTACCACTAAAAGGTGTGAATATTGCAGCTCCACCACTCATTACATCTACTCTTTCTGTTCTTTGCGGTGCTTTTTTGCGGTTAAAGATTTTATTGAAAAAACTCGCCATTTACTCACCACCTTTCATCTGGCCACCTTTTCTTTCTGCCTGTTTCTATTTCGTATTCTTGTATAAGCTCCATAAGGTCTAAACGATCTACCATTACCTTTTCATCATCACGATAAATTTCCAATTGTTCCTTCAATCGTTCTAATATTTCATTCATAGGGTTTTTCCCATCCTAACAACCTCTTTACCCGATAGCTTCATCTTCTTAAGGACATAGCCTGTACGAATATAAGGACTATCCTCCTCAAAACAATGTGCATCCCTGTGTCCTTCACCTGTTCCGTGATGATGAAACTTTCTACAGTACTGACACCATGTACTAAGATTTCCTTTTTCATCACGTTCAATTGCTAATACGATTGGAGCTTTTTTAGTTGCCATTGACTTACCTCCATTTTTTTAGTTTGTATCCGAAAAAGTAACCTCACACGCACCTTCACACTGGGTGAACAGCATCTAGATTAATAGTGAACACCAAGGTGAACACATATTTAATGTAAACGTTCTACCCCAAAACCTTGATATGACTAGGTTTGCGGCAAGGCGAACACCAGAAATCAGCAAAAGTAACAGACTGTGACTCTCTCCACTACTCTCTCTACCTACCTCTATATATTCTTACTTTTATACTTTTTATATAGATTATGGTGTTCATGTGTTCTCTTTTTCGCTGATCCCTTGGTACTACTGGGATTAAGGGTAGAACACATCTTTTGTTTTTTGGTGTTCGCTAGTGTTCACCATAATGATTATCTGTTCACCCTATTAACATGATGGTCTGCCAGCGAAAGGTGGTGTTATCCATCCTCTTTCTCTGTCTTTTCCTTTTTGTTTTCTTACTGCTCCGTACTTCTTAAGTGCTATAGCTGCATTTTTTGTACTCTTAGTTAACTCCAGTTCCTTGAAGATGACCTTATTACTCTTCCACGTCCACAAATCTTTAGATGCCCCCCAAGAAAATCCACTTAAGATTTCAATTTCCTCATGTGTCTGTAATTCGCTTTCTTCGTTGTGTTCTTTTTGTTTCTGCGCTTCTTCACTAGTAAGTAGGTGGGAATCATCTTTTAACGCCATAGTGGCGATTTCTCCCCAAAACTGGTCAATATCCACTTCTTTCAAGTCATTTGTCTTGTTACCTACATTTATTACAGCGTACCGCCTATTCCCTGTCTTATCTTTCAAAAATTCATCGTCATTAACAGTAGCAAAGAACACTGTCATCCTCGGATATTTAACTGATAACCGTTGATATGGTCGCCTAAACTCATCAAAACTCTCTGTAAAGAACGCTTTTAGTGCTGCCTGTTCAAACTTCATTGTCGAGTCTAACTCGCCTAATTCAACAGCAAAATTGCTTACCGCTTCGATTACACTGTCTTTGTTCTCTGGGTTAAGCCTTTTGCCTGTTTTAAAATAGTCATCACCTAGTGGGCTAAATAACAACTTAAACCAGAATGTTTTTCCGCAACCTTGCGAACCTTGAAGGACAAGTATAAATTCTTGATTCATCTTTCCGTTTTCGTTGAATGCAAGTTTAACAGCTTGAATCGCCCATTTCTTTAAGTACGCAATTCCTAATTCTCTGTCTGATTTAGCGTTTAAGGTGGTGAAAACTTCCTGGATACGGCTCTTTCCATCCCATTTTTTAGATACACTTAAGAAATATTCAGCTACTTTATTCTTCTTATTACAGCTAGCTAAATATAAAAGATGGTCAATTAGTTTATCTTTCGTTATGAAATAATCCATATCAATAGCTTCTTCTATAATCCCTTGTGCATGATGATCCGCTATTTCACCATCAAAATATAAATTTAATGAGCATAAGTATTCACGTTTTCTTATAACATCGTAATAAACCTCTATACCCATTGAATCTAATAACTTCTTAGTATTTTCAGCTTTAACAAGGATTTTGTTTCTGCTATTTCTTTTAAAATCTATTTCATTTTGTACTTTTGGTTCTTCTTGTTTACGAATGCCTTGTCCACCACTTATATGTTCCTCGTAATACGCCCTCACTTTTTCGTCTTTCTTACAATGCTCAATCATGGCTTTATAACTAGGCTTGTCCTTCATATCCTCTGTGCCGTTATCTAGGTGGGAAAATTTATGTAGCCTATATAAGTCAAAACTGTTTACATTCTTACCGCTTATCGGATCTGTTGAATGATTGCTGTGAGCATGTGTACCATCGTCATAAACAACTAATCCGCCTTTAGAGCTTCCATCAACATAGGTATATCTATTGTTTCTAAATGGCTCGTATTTATCTGCTAAGAAATCGTCTAAAACATCCGTAACTGAATAAATATTTGTAAATGCCCCAATCCAGTTTTGTTTTGTGCGTGGATCGGCTTTTTCACTCTTTTTAAATGTCTTAATTTCTTCGTGCTGTTTTGTAAGAAAACTTGCATCAAAAAAGGGGAAGTCTTGATAATAAAATTCGTAATCGTTAGAGTTACTGCATGTTGGATAGTGCATGTGTCGTTCAAATTGGTAAGAGCCTTCATCTATCCACACTTGGAGAATGCCAACTAAATATTGTGTAACCTCCTCATAGTGTTCCGGCTCAATGTCGTAAAGCAAAGGTATGATGATTCTGTACCGCGGATCATCTTTTGTATGCTTATGTGTTGAATACATAGCAACCGCGAAATTTGTAAAGCCCTCAATGTTCTCCCAAACATTTAAACTTTGTGGCACTTCATCTATATCAATTGATATTATGCTTCTGCTTTTAACATTTTCTTTATTTCTTTTATTTTGAACATACCCTCCTACAAATCCGCCTGCATTTCCTTTTTCGGTAGTTATCATAGGGCCGCTTATCCTGTTTAAAAACTCTCCGTATGCTATCTTTTGGTTAATAGCATTTGTGTTGGTAAGGGATTTAAAGTCAGTTATGTCGATTAATCTGTCATATTTAAGCTTTATTTTTTCTTTATGTGGTGTTGTAATACCTAGCACCATCTCACCTCCCTTGTACCTAAAACAACTTAATGTTAAAATGTAAGTAATCAATAAAATTTGCATGCAGATATATGAACCGCTAATTCATATATCTTTTTTTATTGTTTTTTACCACTAACCTTCACTCCGCCTTTGATATTATTCCAGTTATCGCCTTTAAAACTTCGATTGCTTTCGGATTACCATTCTCCGCTTCCTTTAAAATCATATGTAACTTTTTTTTCATGTTTTGTTCCGTCATTTTTAAAAAATCTCCCTCATTTAAGATTCAAAACCGTAAAGCTTTATGTCGTTGTTAGTAGCATCCATATTTGAAGTCATATCATCCAAAAATTCATCTACTTCATTTTTCTTAAAAAGATACTTACTTCCAACTTTGTAATACTTGAGACCATTTTTAATAAGACGATCTTCGATAGTTGGTTTGCTAATATTTAAATACTCCGTTAGTTCTTTATAAGTTAAAAAGTATTTTTCTTTAGCCAACTCATCGACTTTTTCATTAATTGCTTTTTCTAACATTGAATTAACCGTCTTTTCATCAATCTGAACATTTAACAATATGCAGCCTCCTTACCGTTCGGTTGATACATCAACCACTTTGATTAAAAAAAATTCTTCAATTTCAACTTGCAAGCCACTTGCTATTTTATTCGCAATGGTTGGAGATGGATTATGCCTCCCGTTTAAAATCTGTGATAGGTAAGCGTGCGAAATTCCAATCATTTCTGCAAATCCTCTTAAACTTCTACCTGTTTTAGCAATTGCTAACCTTATTCTTATAGGATCTTTCATTTTTACGACAATCACTTTTCAATACCTCCTTAAAAGCTTAAACTCATGATATACCAATTATGGTTGCTGCGTCAACCATTTTTTAAAAGAAAGTTTGACGCATCAACCGAAATATAATAAGATGTAACCATTAAAAGTAAACAAAGAGGTGGTAATAATGAATTTTGGAAGTTATATCAAAGAAAAAAGAATAGAAAAAAAGCTTTCTCTTAGAGAAGCAGCCAGACTATCTGAAATGTCACATCCTTACTTATCCCAACTTGAAAATGGTAAGAATTCCAAACCTTCAATAGAGATTATACAAAAATTATCAAAAGGATTAGGAATCCCAAATGGTTCTCTAATGATGGCAGCAGGTTATATTAATGATCCTTTTGAATACTCTACAAATCAAAAAAAAGTAGCTGAAATATCTAGCATGGTTAACGCTTCGCAAGAAGATACATTTAATCTATTTGAATTATTAAATATGGACGTTAATTTATATTACAAAGATACGTTGCTGACCAATGACGAAAAAGAGAAAATAAAAATCATGCTTCATACATTATTGGAATAGGTGATAATATGGCATATATCTATAAAAAGGGGAAAAAGTGGGCTTTTCGTGCATACATGGGTACCGATCCTATAACAGGAAAGGAAATAAAAAAGAGTAAATCTGGTTTTTTAACTCAAAAGGACGCAAAACTTGCAGCCGCTTTATTCGAAAGACAATTCCATAATGGGGAATATATTCAGCCTTCTAAAATGGTCTTCTTAAACCTTTATAACGATTGGGAAAGGCATTATAGTCAAGATGCTAAAGAAAGCAGTGTGAGGGCCAGAAGGATTGCTTTAAAGCATATTATTAATGAGTTTGGACAACTTCCGATTCAAAAGATAACTAAAAAGGATTATCAAGACTTTATAGATAAGCTTGCTACTCAATTCAGTACAAACTATGTGTCCAGTATTCATTCTTCGACAAATATGGTATTCGAATATGCTATTACAAATAATTTAATCAAAGAAGCACCAACGAAGGGCATTAAACTACCAAAGAAAAAGAAAACCGTATCTGATCTTGAAAATGATAATTCTATTAATGAAAAATTTCTTGAAAAAGAGGAATTGGAAGAATTTCTAACTGTCACTAAAAATGAGGGCTTGGAGAGCGATTTACTTGCCTTCACTATGTTAGCTTATACTGGTTTAAGAATTGGGGAGTTGGTAGCTTTAAAATGGTCTGATATTGATATTGATGAACATACGCTAAGGGTTATAAAGACTTACTACAATCCTACGAACAACAAGTTAAAATATACATTACTAACACCTAAAACAGAGGGTTCCATTCGTACTATAACAATAGACCCTCTTTTAGTTGCTATGCTCAAGCAACACAAACAACAACAAGAAAAAATAATAACAGATAACAAACCTTTTTATAAAGATAATGATTTTATTTTTTCAACCAATGAAGGTTATCCTAAGACAATTAAGCATTTATCAATTAGAATGCAGCGACTACTTAAGAAAACATCTATACAAAAACAAGTCACACCTCATTCATTTAGACATACTCATACCTCTTTGTTAATTGAAGCAAATGTACACATAAAAGAGATACAAGAACGACTCGGACACTCCGATATTAATACGACAATGGACATATACGCACACATGACAAAGAACATAAAAAAAGAGGCTTCCAATAAGTTTAGCAACTTAATGAAAGACCTCTCTAAAAATCTCACTGACTAA